ACTTTACTCCAAATTCACCATGTATTTGCTCTTCTTTAGATGTTGCTTCTACTGCATTCGATACACCTTTCAGTACTCCTTTATGACGATTAAATGCCATCATGATGAGGAACTGAGAGAATAACGATACATGCTCTACAAAGAGAGAGAACAGCAAGACTGATTTTGTGTAATTCTGATTTGTAGCATTCTGTAGACCACTGGTGTACTTCTTGAGATACTTAATACGATCTGCAATTGCACCAATCTCTGCCATGTCAATGAATTCTTCATTAAGTCCAAGTAATTCAATCAACTCAGAATATGCATCAAAATGTCTAACCTCACTTTCTGCAAATGTTGCACCTACAGCTGCAATTTCTGGCTTTGGACAATGTTTATATACATCTCCCCAAAACTCTTTAACTGAAACCTCAACCTGTGCAATAGCAAGCATTGTTCTTGAAACAATAGTTCTTTCCACATCTGTTAATACTGTTTTATAGTCATGAATATCACTAATTAATTCAGATTCAAATTCTTGATGAACCCAATATGCACTACGAATAGCGTCCTTAAATGCAATTAAATCCGGATATTCATATGGTTTAAGATTTGTTCGCACTTCAAATATGGACACTAATCACCCCTTTCTTAATCATAAATATTTTATTCATTATGGATTGAAGTTATTTATTCTTGACCACAACGAAATTATCTAAAACTGTTTTTAAAGGAGTTGTATCAGACTTACACTTAGCAACAGCATCCATATATGCCCACTTTAAATCTCTAAATTCCTTGAATACTGCAACCGACCATTTCAATTTTCCATACTCTTCAAGCATTTCCAATAGAGCTTCTCCATATACCCGTATCTCATATTGTGCATGATGATGGGTTCGCAACTCAATAAAATGAAAGAGATTTCTTAGGTTGACAGTCGCATAAAAGTCTGTATAATTAGCAACCGATGTGATCATACGTGCCTGTTCACTTGCAATATTATCTGTCAACCAAGCATCATACTCATATCGTGTATTTTCTAAGAGGTCTGTATACTCATTGATGATATTTTCATTTAAATGTGGCTCCAAAGGATCACCTGAACTTTGATGATTAACATCTGACTGATAATAGAATTGCTTTGGCGTATAATAATCATTAATCATAGGAGAGTATCTACCAGAATACTCGTTATAACTCATTGTTCTATGTCTCATCCATTGTCTTGCAACGAATATTGGACATTTAACATGAAGTGTTATAACTACCTGCTCAAAAGGTGTGAGATGCTCATTCTTGTATAGATATCGTATAAGTCCTCTGTCCTGCTTCTCACCCTTTTCAGCTTCACCGCCCGTTGAAATTCTGGCACTCTGAAGAATGCGATAATCATCCCCCATAATGTCAACTATCTCAACATTACCATGGTCCAATACTGACCGAAAATTATACCCCACTGCTTCCAAACCCACCATCTTGACGCTCTGTCTCAGACAAACTATCCACTATTTCAAACTCAGCCTGTTCATGCTGTATGAATACCAACTGTGCAATCCTATCGTGTTGTTTAATAGTATACACCATTGGCGAAGAATTGTAAAGTACCACACCGATTTCTCCACGATATGATGTATCAATAAGACCGGGCCCATTCAATACAGTTATACCACTTTTCCATGCAAGTCCCGACCGTGGCACAATCAAACCAAACGTGCCTTTGGGCATCTCTATGGAAATACCTGTTTTGACAAGAATTCTTACGTGACTTCTTAATCGTATATCTTTATCGGTGTTTGCATACAAATCACATCCGTTTGACCCATCATCTGCAAAAGATGGAACCTTTGCATTATCATCTAATTTAAGTAATTTTATTTCAATCATTCCATTCCCAACTAAAGCCTAATTCTTTCTGGTCTGACTCCATCCAATCTGGTTTAAATTCAATTCCAGTGTTGATTAAAAATTGATGTACTTTCTTATGCAAATCTGGTATATCCTTGTCATTTTCGAGAATGAGATCACACTTTTCAACACAATATTTTATTTCTGTCTCCGATGCATGATTGTCTGATGGTAAACCATTTCTACGAACACCAATTGTTATAACCTTATATCCTTCTTCGGACATCTTCTTCATAGCATCATATTCATTTAAAAATCTCATATCTGGAATAACAACTGCTCTTATCTTTGCTCCGAATTTATCATACTCTTCGCCATATTCATCTGATATTTTTCGAATCGTTTTTTGAGCATTTTTGATCCAAATACTATCACCTGTTATATCATAGAAATTTGAATAGTTCTGTGCAATCCCTATTCTACCAACTTCGGTTCCAAGATACTGCATTGCTTGTCTTGGTGATATACCCCAATATGGATCAACATCCTCTTTCTTACTACCTAATAACCACTCATCATCCCAACCAAAATATGCACGACAAACGGCTCTAACAGGAGTAGCAAAAGACACTCTTGCAGTTATTACATTATCCGTTATGTAATTTGCAATAGTATCCTTACCTGCTCTTTTTTGTCCAGATATACAAAATATAGTTACTGCTTCCATATATTCACCTTCGACCACATACGAATATTAGACATTAATTTTATACCTCCATAAGAATGTTGTCTCAAATACTCTTCTATAAGTTCAGTAGGCTCCTTTTTAAAAAACCTATTCATAACCATTTCATTTAAATCCTTACCCTTTGTAAAGGTCTCATCTCCACTCCAAACGACAACTTTCTCATCTCTCTTTGCATGCTCAAACATCTTTCGAACTATCTGCTCATTTCTTGGCTCATTATCATACACAAATACAAAATTATCACATCCATCCGCAGCCGACTGTATTTCTGGAACTCTTATATCTGAACCCATCATTGCAAAACTGTTGTTTACCATCAATGAATCAAATGGACCTTCAAATATGAATATGGGTTTCTTACGATCAATGTCAGTAAATCTTGCATGAGAGCGTCTTGTCAACTTATCCACACCAAAAATCTTTGGAAATGTTGGATCTAATTTGATTGTAATGTATCGAAGTTCCTGTGGATTTAAAGACCTACCTTGAAAACCTTTAAGTTCCTGATACACATTAAAGAATGGAATAATGATACGTGGAGTTTCTGGTACTTTAGCAGGACTCATATCAAGCCCATACTCTTTCACAAAATAAGCAATGAACTGTCTAAAATTTGGTGCGTAATACAGATATCTTGATTTTTTAATTAAACATCTATGATCAAGATATTTGACATGCCTATCATTAGGATTGTCGATTCTTAAATCTTTCATCGTAACTGCACAGCTAGTTGCAATAATGGGATCAATAACATCACGCTGACCTGACTGTACAACTATCTTACGAGCTTTACTGAACTTCTTTTTAAGATCTTCATCATCATTCTTAATAGTACGTGTTTGTATAAAATTGGATGCAAGATCTTTACGAGTAAGAGTATCCATAGTATACCGTTGAAAGTATTCTGGATAAAACTCTTTAAGAAAGTTCTTGAACGACATCGATGCTGTACAATTATGACAATAAAAGTTCATATTTGAAGACTGAGGGTGGACATAAAAATAGCCACGTGTCTTTTTTTTGTCCTTCTTTGAATCTCCACACGATGGACAACGAAATGTTGCAGTGTGATTTGACTTGAATGTGAACCGCTCAAGTGACGGTGATATTAATTTAACGTAATATAGATCGAGTTCTAACGACACTGATGTATAGTATACTCTATCTGCTAAACTTTGTCAAGTATTGGATGACGTAAAAATATCATATAATTAGTTGATACGTCTCTAAGTAGAATGCCTTCTTTCGGATACTTACGACCAAACGCACGAATATTTTCACCAACTTCATCTTCACCAACATACCGTGAATATCGAGTATATTTTTTCTTACCTAAGCGAGATTTCATATACCTATCTGTATCAACATCAAACACTCTCATTCCCATAAACCTATCTTTAGGTTCAAAATTGATTGGAAATTTACTAATTGCAACTTGAGCTGTTGTTGTTTGTGCTTCTTCTGTTAATAGCTTATCAAAATCATCCTGATAAACTTCATAAAGTTCTGTAATAAACTCTTCATTCTCTTCCCAAAACTCATTAAATCTTTCCGATAATGTATTCTCATCACTATCAAATGGATGCTCTTGATATTCACGTATAAGAAATAATGAAGCTGCAAGACTACCTAATATAGTTTTACCAAAAGGTACATGGCCAATAATACGCTTTATATTTCTTACAAATTTATGAAATATAGTAAAACTATTCTTTTCATCTGGTGTTTTTCTATCTCGTCGCTTCTTAAGAGTCTTACCCTTTTCATCAATAACACCAGTTTTATATGCAGACCAATGCTTAAAAGGTATTGTTAGAAGTGTTAAGATTCTCATTATTGAAGCTAAATCAACAACTTTAAGAGCTGTTTTTCCTATTGATGTAACTTGTTGACCAAGTGCAGATGTGTGAGCAGGCATATAATTAACTCCTGTACAACCCTTCATATGGTTTCATTTTTATGACAATTGCAGAAAAAAATTCATCTTGCTCTACAGCTTCCAATATTATTGTTTGATTGTTTATACCTTCAACCGTAAGATAAGAATTTGGTGAGGTTAAATGTTCCACTATAGGAACCAACTTCATCCAAAATCGCTCTTCCATAAGTGCGAACATAATCCTCAGCCCAGTCTCTCTTCCAAATGTATTCATGAAAGAGACAATAATATTGACAATCTTATGAACAAGATGGTCTAAATTATTTATCTCAATTGAATTATCAAACTTATTCATGTACTTCTTGATCATTGAAACTTTACGAAAATCACGAGCAAACTGTTCTTCTTTGACAAACTGTGGATTGTTATACACTGTAGCAGCGTAATAAGCTGCATTTTCTTTAGTAATATTCGTAAACAACTTCATCACCTATTTAAACTTTTTCATAGCATCTTTTAAAAGTTTCTCTATCCCTTTTTTATTAATATCTTCATTATCTTCTTTCTTTTGTGTGTTATTAGTTTCATCACTTGACTCAGCCATCTTCTTATTTAACACATTATCAATACGACCAGCAAATTTAAAACCTATTAAAACATACAGTAAACTAGCTACTGTTAAATAAACTATCGGTCTCCAAATATATTCATCCGGATGAACTATTACTGCCCCATCATATATTAATGTAGTCCATATAGATCCACCAGCCATTGTTGCAGATGCTACCGCATTGCGTCCTCTGTTAGAATTAATAAATCCTAACATTCGCCCAACAATATAGACACTTCCTAACCCTACAGCAAATAAAACCAAAGAGCGAAAGAGTACGTATGCGATAAACGGCATGTATTCTGAGAATATTGCTTCTTTTATCGCTTCCATTTCTTTTCCTCTATTATTACTATTTATTCGTACCCCAAGAGATTAAAAAAGGGGTGGAGAGATATCCCCACCCCAATTTAAATCTATCCAAAATGTATTATGATATATTATTTATTATGAAACTGCTGTGGTTACACCAACTAAGGTTTGTGCTGAACCACTACTTGAACCTGCTGTAGTTACTTCTGTCATTATAGTAGAACCTGTTTTTTTAACAGCATTTCCAAAAATTTCAGCATTAGCACCTGGCCCGCCGATTGCCGAACCACCAGCAAGATCACCCTCTGTTACAGCTGTCCCATTACCGTCAACCATTGCAGATGAACCATTAGTTCCTATAGTATATGTACCATGTCCCAACAGACCACCAGCAACCGCTGTTGATGGGATAGTTCCTCTGAATGTCAGTGTGTTAGTTCCAGTACCAGAAAGGTATTGCATTTTCATATCACCATCATCGACCATATCCGTTGGCCCAAAATTTGATATGGCGAAGTATACCTTGTTAGATATAACTTGGTCAGCAGACCATGCAGCTGATGTTACAGTAACTGCTTCATCATATGTTAATACTATATCAAAAGTTTCAGCTCTTGCATATTCACCAGCAGTAAAGTCTGCTGACAATATGTTTGCAGCTCCCAATGTTGCAGACAATCCACGAACACATGCTAATACTTCAGCTTCTGCACTCGTGTTGTCGTTTCCTGTTCCTTTCGTTCCAGGCTTTAATGCCCATCCTGCTTTATTCGCAAACGCAAATTCTCGTGCCCAATCTGAATTAGAATCATCGGGCATGAATTTGGGTTTGGAGGCAGCGGATGTTGATTTTCCCCATAAAGACATAATTAATCTCCTATAATCCTAATTTCTTCATTGTCGATTGGATTTTAGTGATCGACATTTTGTTAAATTCATTTTGTCCAGTAGAGTCGAGAGTATTCTCATAAAAATTAAGAATACCATTAATCTCTTCTTCAGTAAGATCAATATCCTCAATCTTACCACCACTCTTAATATTATTTAGTAAATCAATCAGTGATTTTGACTCTTCAACAGTCTCAATCTCTTCTTTTACCTTCTTCTTCTTTCCATAGTTACCTTCACTCAAATCGTTAGAAATCTGAGTTGTGGCAGCATCCAACTTCTCCATAAACTCATTGGCTTTAGGATCATCAGAGAGTGCCAACCCCTTAAGAAGTTGCACAGCTTTCATCTGATCTTCATTAGACCCTGCAAAATTACCACCAAGATCTTTAATGACCTTATTGATGTCAAATTTAGCTTCTTGAATATCTTTATAAGATTCTGATAGTTCTCTAATACTTTTCATCGCTGTCATATCTTTGTCCTTACTTCTTCGATTTATTGATTAACTTAAATGCTATCTCTTGAGCCTTGATGAAATCTTTCTTAGACCCATTAACCATCTTATCAAGCTTATCTTGGTTCATTTTGTTTACGTTATCATATACCTGAACAATACCACTAGCACTGAATAGGTCAACCTTCATAGTTCCATCAGAAAACTTAAGCGTATTAGCAGTCTTTCCACTAATGATATCCCTAAGATGATCTATATTCTTCCCATGTGCTTCATCAAGTTCAGTAGAGTCCTCTTTTGTCCTTACTTCTTCAATGTACATATTGAGTTCGTACTTACCACTATCCATTCCATAGACTTGAATGTTGAGTTTCTTCTTCTGTGGCTTTCCACCCTTGGTTATCTCAATGCTATGTCGAATAGTTTTACCAGCAGATGGTTTTCCTTTGCCATGAGTTATTTCACTATCCCATGAATCTTGATCTACTTCATATCCTTGTTTTTGTGCAACCTTATCTGCGTGTTGAACTGCGGCTGAATATGTCTTATGATATGGATCGTATTTAATTTCTTCAGAAATTTCGCCAGGAGTTAGATTGCGTAAATACTGGACAAGTTCATCAGTACCTTCCCAATGTGAATCACCCATAATATGAGTCTTCATTTTACTATCCCTCTTTTCAGTTTCATCAACTTCAACTGTTTCCTCAACTGACTTATCGGGTTGTGGTTCTTTGGCCAGCTGTCGATACAACTTTTGCATCTCACTCTTTGTTGCCCTTTCGATTGAAAGATTCTTATAAGCTTCAGGTTTCATCATATCTCTTAATTGAGACTTAACTTCACCCCGACTCTTAGCATCTAAAAAGAATGATGGTAATTCTGGAATAGTTACCTTAAAATATGATTCATCAAGGTCATCTTCTTCTTTAATAGGTTTTCCATCCTGTGATATAATACCATTCCATCCTTTCTTCTTCATATCTTCCAGATGTTTCTTGGCATCCTCTAAGGAATCATGATCAGTAACTGTAATCTTACCCTTTTTAGTTTTTGCTATTTTAGTTTGAATTTTACCTTCATCAAGGTCATCTTCTTTAACAAGAAGGCTGACATTTCGCATTGGAGCAATTTTTTTCTTGCCTTCATCTGTTATAATTTCAATAGATGACTTATCAATAATTTTAGTAACTTTACCTTCAAACCCTGCACCACGAACAGCACCAATTCCAGCATGTACACGATCACCAACCTTAACACTCTTTGCTGGTGAATCTTTCCATTTTTCTTCGGTGATGCCTTCTTTCTTCTTTACCATCTTTGTGGCAACAGCAAATGCAACACTCTTACCGTCTTTCTTACCATATTTCTTCTCAAACTCTTCTAAATCAAGGTCATTATCAACAACATCCTTGACCATATCTTGCTGATTTTTGGTAAGAGTGGCTTCGTGAAGTTCCCAACCTTTCTTGAGATAATCACGAAGGTCATCAATATCAATTGCCTCTTCTTTCTTTCCCTTAATTACTAGTACTTCATCTGGACCAAGCTTGAGTTTCTTACCCTCAGAAATGTTAGAAATAACATCTATGAGGTCTTTATTATCTTCTAAGTAGTTGTCATAGATTGCTATCATATCAACCTTCTTTAGGTGTGTTTAATTTCTGGAGTTTCTGTAATTTTGATTCTGTCTGAAGTTCTTCAATTTGAACTTCTTCCTCTTCAATTTCCTTCATTCCCTTCATAAGTTGTGCGATGGTCTTCTCATCGAGTTTCATCTCTTTGGCAATCTCTTTAGCAGACTTACCATCCTTAATCAATGCATGAAGTTCAGACATCTTACTTTCATCAAGATCAGCTTCTTCTTTCTGTAGTTTCGCTAAAACTTTTCCTGCATCCTCTGGCGATTTACCTGTATCGTATAAGTATGTTGCACTATCCCAATCTATTTTGCCTGGGTGGCCACCTGACTTTTCAACGGCCTTTTGAGCCTTTGCCATCCAGGCCTGTCGTTTCTCTTTTTTACCTTCATCAAGATCAGTAGATTCTTTTTTTAGTGATTTCTTTTCATATGGCTCATCACCCATATTTTCAATTTCATCACCAACAATTCCTCGACTTATCTCACCCTTCCAAATATCTTGTGGTTGTCTTGGACCATCAATATCATGAATTTCAATTTCAAGATCCTTAAGGTCAGGACTTCCACCTAAACCAGCACGAATATCAGCATCAAGTTTAACAGCTTCTTTCATATCCAATAGATCAATTTGATCTTGGTTATATTTCTTCAATGATTCTTGCATATCAAAGTTGAATTTCTTATGTGCAAGTTCAACAAGACGACCAAATGTTTTCCATGAAGATTCTGTATGAGCATTCTTAATATACGCATTAACCGCTTCAGTCATTGCTACCTTCGCATCGGTTTTTTGATCCCACCTTGTTCCCGATAACTCCACCATTGCGTTAGCAATACGATCCTCATGCGAAGATGAAGTGTAGGATACCCTTTGTGGTTCATATAATCTTACTTCCTCTACTGTACTACGTGGATCAGTAGTTTCAATTATATAGCTATTCTCTGTGTTTGATGTTGTCTCACCGTTTAATACGCTATAAATGTCTGATACAAATGACATATAATTACTCCTAAGCCGTTAAATGGTCCGTATTATTATTTATAAATTGTAGAATACTGAATTAAAAATCTGAAATTCATAGATCTACACCACATTTTTCATATGCATTTAGCATTCTTGTGATTCCAATCCCACCACCATATCGTTCAAAGAAATCAAACTCTAAGAACTTATCTAATTCAGAAATAACTCTTTCCTTACCAAACTTTGAATATAATAGATTTGCATATAATCCATCAGATATAGTATTAAATTGATGCTTCATTTCATCTGGATTTATTGAACGTTCAGCAGAACCAATGGTTTCCATACCACCCATGATAACATCACACTTCTTCGCAACATCACCATCTTTTCTCATATTCCAAAATGGCGATGTTGAATATGGAAAATTTACAATAAATGCAACACCAGAATCGTGTTCAGTTTGCATCCAGCTTTCTTCATCATATCCCAACTCTTCACCTTCTGGAACAGCATAATGCATCATCCAATCTTTATAATCTTTAATTGGATATCCATCTGGCTTAAAACCTAAGAATGAACATAAATCAGAATTCATCTCTATAAGATCTTCAAACGATCCAGATGATTCAAACTCAAACATAGGAAATATCAAATCATGTCTTCCTACTACTGGATCTGGTTCTTGACGATATGATGTAGAAACACAAAACACTCCAGGCAACGATGGATCTTTAAGTAATTCATACTCCAACCACATTTGTCCTGTTTGTGGTAGTGGCCAAACCTCTCCAGAATAATCATATGTAGAAACTGTTGTTGGATCCTCACATGCAGCTAAAATAGAAAGACGATTTTGTGTATGAACCTCTAAAAAACCACGACGGGTAAAAAAATCTCGTAATCGACGTGTAACCATAGTAAACTCTCTTGGTGGTATCAACGAACTCATTATAACTCCTAAACGTTTATCTGAATTATTTAGTGGTGTTTTTTATCTCCAATTCTTTAGCAATCCATCTTTTACCAACAGGATTTCTTACTGGCTTATCAATTAATTTATCTACTTGTATAAATACTCGTTTAAATAATCCTACAGAATCTTCTCCCTTTGTGTTATTATCAACAATAATGAAGCTAGTTGCACCAAAAAGATTTTGAAATTTACCTATATTTTCTTGAACGGCTTGCCATCTTTCAACAACAATATCTTCTGGAACTTTTCGTTCTCTCTCTGCATTTCGCTGAAGAGCAACGTCTTTGGAAGTGTTAACAAAAACCATATAAACATCATATCCAAATTCTTTCAAAAGATTAACCTGTCTCTTAATACCTTCGTAATCATGACCAGTTCCATCTAATAGAAGTCCAAGGCGTCCTTTTATCGATAAAGCCGACTTCTTCGCTGTGAGTAGTTTAGCTTTCTTTCTAATCTCCATAGCATATTTAAAGTCATCCTTAGATAAGGAAATAAGATCAGTAGACATACTAACCTTTCTTAATGCACGCTCAAATAGATCATCTGAATTAATAACTTTTAAACCTGCTCTTCGTGGAAGAATAACTGAACTTGCAACATAAGATTTTCCACTTCCTGGCCCACCAGCCATAAAAAATGCTTTAAGGACAGCACGGTCGTAAACACCTTCGTTAAGAAACGCAGCAAATGTCTTCACACTTTCACGAATTTGCATACCTGAACGAACATCATTAAACAACTTCTTAGCATTACTATCGGACAGGTTATCGGAAATACCAACTTTGAATTGCTCGAAGTTGTTCTCAGACGCTAATTCACGAAGCTTAGACGCACTCATTCCCGAAACATCATCTGCATCAGGATCACGATCACCAGCAGAAACTACTTCTATTTCCTTGAATTCATAAGAACCATGTCTTGCTGATCTACCATTATACTTGTTTATTAGAATCTTAAATTCAGAAACACGATCAGAACCGACCACCATTACAACTTTCTCATATCCTGCTTCATGCAATTGTACAAGAATATCAAATACACTAATAATTTCTTCGGAACGAACACCACTCTCGTATCTCGGTGCCGATAATTTAAGATACTTTATTTTATCTCTAAGATTCAGTGGATTTTTTTTAGAATCTTGTGATCTTGACAAATAGATACGATAATCAGCGCTGTATTCACGTGCTGTTTTCACAATCTTCTCAACAAGTTTTATATGGCCGGTTGTTGGTGGATTAAACCGACCGAAGGTAAATACGACCGTCTTCATCTACGTTTCCTTTTTGCTCTTATCTTTTCCTGTAACATAGCCAGCTACAATACCGACTATGCCAGTGATAGCCATCGATAATAGATTTACTACGTTCTCATCAATTGGTGAGTTTTCTTTCAAACTTACCCAAAAATCACCAACAGTTATAACTATTAGCAATACCATGAGACCTACGCCCATACTGAAAACTGTAATATCTTTAATAGTTGCGTTTTTCCACATTAGTCAAACTCCTTAGGCTTAAAATTTAATCTACTGAATTCTAATCTATCTACTAATTTCCATGTATTGCCAGTGATGTGATCAGTTACTACAAAACCCTCACCCGATGTTACATTGAATGTATCACCATCTTGAGAAAAGGTTCTGAAATTACCAACACCTTCGGATAACTTATTGAGAATAATCAACATCCCAGCATTCACACTCGCAATAAAATTGATAACCTTACTAACCAATTTCACATCAATTCTGTCGCCCCATCTATCCAAATCTTGCTGAACTTTTTCTTTTCCCTTATCTGTTTTAAGAGTATCAATCTTGTTTATAAACTTTGC